AGTCCAGACTGACCGGCGGTGGTGCGCGTGGTAATCTCTTCCAGGTTACACTGAACAACCCGCGTGGTGGTTTAGGGGTCGCACTTGATGTTGACTTCGCATCTTTCATGTGCGAAGCAGCTCAGCTTCCAGCATCGACTGTAGGAACAATTGAAATTCCGTTCCGTGGTCGTAGGCTAAAGGTTGCTGGTGACAGAGTATTTGATCCCTGGACTGTAACTGTGATTAACGACACAGGCTTTAAGGTCAGAGACGAAATGGAAAAATGGATGAACGCAATCGCTAACCACGCAGATGCTGGTGGTGTGCAGAATCCAGAACTCTATTTTGCTGATCTCCAGGTACAACAATTTGATCGTGACGAAACAGTCATTAAGACAGTCACAATCAAGGATGCTTGGCCTTCGGCTATATCTGCAATCGAACTCAGCTATGCTGACGACCAGATTGAAAGATTCCAGATCGAATGGCAGTACCAATACTGGACATCAAATACGACTGACCAGTAAAGAAATATATAATAGGGTGAGCGGGAAACCGCTCCCCTAGTATACATAAGGAATTCTTATATGGCTGATGACGCTTTTAAATTATTTGGTTTTGAAATAAAACGATCCAGTCCGGAGAACGGACCAAAGACTCCGTCGATTGTACCAGCTCGAGATGAAGATGGTGCAGGATACGTTACAGCCTCAGGATCGCATTATGGACAATACGTCAACTTAGACGGTACTGATGCAAAAGATAACCACGCACTCATTATGAAATACCGTGGAGTCGCGATGCATCCCGAAGTTGATGCTGCTATTGAAGACATTACAAACGAAGCAATTGTTGGTGGTGACGAACCAATTGATATTAAAATGGATACTCTTAAGGTGTCCGATCGAATTAAAGATCAGATCAAAGAAGAGTTTGATGGTATCGTCTCTATGATGAACTTTAAAGAACTCGGTCACGATATCTTTCGTAGGTACTACGTTGACGGTAGAATCTATCATCACCTTGTAGTTGATGAAACGAATTTGAAAAAAGGTATCGTTGATATTCGACCAATTGATGCTGCTCGTATTCGAAAAGTAAAACAAGTTAAAAAGAAGAAGGATCCAAAGACAGGTGCACCGCTAGTCGAGAAAGTGGATGAGTACTTTATCTACCAAGAAAAGCCTGGAGCACAGACCGCTGGTGTAAAGCTTAGTTTGGATTCTGTTTCGTATCAAACTTCTGGTCTGCTTGATGAAAAGCGTCAGAAGGTACTATCGTTTTTACATAAGGCACTAAAGCCACTTAATCAGTTAAGAATGATGGAAGACTCTTTGGTCATCTATCGTTTGGCACGTGCCCCAGAACGTCGCATCTTTTATATCGATGTCGGTAACTTACCACGAGGTAAAGCCGAACAGTATATGAAAGACATTATGACTCGGTATCGCAATAAACTCGTGTATGATGCTAGCACAGGAGAGATCAAGGATGACAGAAAACATCAGTCGTTACTTGAAGACTTTTGGTTGCCACGGCGCGAGGGCGGTAAAGGTACTGAGATCACGACGTTGCCAGGTGGTGATAACCTTGGACAGATTGAGGACATCATCTACTTTCAACGAAAACTTTATCGTTCGCTCAATGTTCCGTTAAACAGATTAGAGCAAGAGACAACGTTTAGTTTAGGTAGAGCAACTGAAATTAGTCGCGACGAACTGAAGTTCCAAAAGTTTATTGATAGACTGCGCATGCGGTTCGCTGGTTTGTTTATGGGTATCCTTAAGACCCAACTCGTACTTAAAGGCGTGATTGCCGAGAGTGATTGGTCGGTAATGAAGGAACAGATCCACATTACCTTTGAACGGGATAATCACTTTGCAGAACTCAAAGACGCAGAAATCTTTAGAGAGCGCATCCAAACACTGGATGCAGTAAATCAGTATGTTGGTGAGTACTTCACCAAAGAATGGGTTATGCGAAACATTTTACGTTATACTGATGATGATATTGAAGCACTTAATCGCAGTTCAGATGAACCTGCACAAGGAGATGAAGAATGAGTGAAGAAGCAACCGCTGAAGTAGAAGTGGAACCAAACCCGTTAGCAGATCTGGTAGATGCAGCTCTTGCTAAGGATTATAATAAAGCAAACGAGATCTTTGGTCAGGCTATTTCAGTAAAGCTTGACGACGTCATTGGTCAAGAAAAGATCAATGTAGCGAATACTATCTTTAACGCCATCGAGGACGAGGAGGCCGATGATGAAGTCGAAGATGAAGACGTGGAAGATTCTGAAGACTTGGATGATGACGATCTGGATGTGGAAGATTCTGATGATGAAGGGGACGATGACGATAGCGAAGATGATGATCTGGTCGATGAAGAAGACGCTGAAGAATCCGTTTAAGTAGAAAATCTTTTTAATATAAATATAATACAGTAAAAATTTACAAAGAAGGTTTGTGTAAATGAAACTTATATCAGAATTTACTGACCATCAAGTAGGTTATAATGTTATAACCGAAGAAAAAAGTGGTAAGAAAAAGTATGTTATTGAGGGTGTGTTTGCGCAGGCCGAACAAAAGAATCGTAACGGTCGGATATATCCTAAGCCGATAATGGAAAAAGCGGTAAATGATTACCATAATAAGCAAGTTTCCAAAGGTCGTGCTGTTGGTGAATTAAACCATCCTGAAGGACCGACTGTTAATTTAGATAAAGTTTCTCATAAGATCGAAGAACTCAAGTTTGAGGGCAACGATGTTATGGGTAAAGCCACAGTTTTGGATACTCCAATGGGACAGATTGTTAAAGGTCTCCTCGATGGTGGTGTTCAGCTGGGCGTTTCGACTCGTGGTATGGGAAGCTTGATGCAACAAAATAACGCTATGGTCGTCAAAGACGACTTTATGCTTAACGCAATTGATATTGTACAAGATCCATCTGCACCATCTGCTTTTGTTAATGGAGTTATGGAAGGTGTTGACTGGGTTTGGCATAACGGTATTTTGGAACCACAAGCAATTGAAAAAATGGAGACTGAAATCAAAAAGGCTCCACGAAAAGATCTCTATGAGGTTCAGGTTCGTGAGTTTAAGAATTTCCTCTCGTTGTTAAAAAACTAAATGAAAAGGGAGTCAATTTAATGACTGATCAAGAAAACCTCGATCAAGATGTTGAACTCCATGATGACGAGAATGTCATGGAAATGTCTGATCACGAAGCTCAGTCAGTAGCAAGTGCTGATAAAGCCGGTGACGCTTCTGGTTCTGCACCAAAGCGCAAAGGCGATCAATCCAAACAGGATCCAATGCCAAAGACTAAAGCGGGTATGCTTCAAGCTATGATGCATCACGCTGGTAAGATGAATAAAAAAGAACTTCAAGCCATGTATGGTTCAGTGATGAACAAAGAAATGATGCACGGCATGAAGAAAGAAGATCTAGATGACGAAGAAGCACCAGTGAAAGAAATTTCATATGAGGCTAACTTTGAAGAAGATCTTAATGCATTGGTCAACGAAGAAGCAACACTTTCAGAAGAGTTTAAAGAGAAGGCTTCAGTAATTTTCGAAGCTGCCATCAAATCAAAACTCTCTGCTGAAATCGATCGTTTGGAAGAAAAGTACAGCGAAGAGCTGGCTGAAGAAATCTCAACAACGAAAGCTGATCTAGTAGAGAAGGTAGATAGCTATCTGAACTACGTCGTAGAACAGTGGATGGAAGACAACAAGGTTGCCGTACAGGCAGGCCTTCGTACAGAGATCGCTGAGACATTTATGAACAACCTTAAGGATCTGTTCGTAGAGTCTTACGTTGACGTACCAGAGTCAAAAGTCGACCTAGTTGACGAACTTGCTGGTGAAGTCGAAGAGCTAGAAGATAAGCTTAACGAATCAACTGGTAAGATCATCGAAATGACCGGAGAACTAGAAGAGTTCAAGCGTGAGAAAGCAATTGCTGAAGCGTCAAAGGACCTTGCAGATACTCAGGTCGAGAAGTTAAGATCACTCGTACAGGACATCGATTACAGCGATCAATTTGCTGAAAAGGTTAAGACTGTAAAAGAATCTTACTTTACCGAAACAGCTGAAGCTGCTGATACAGAAGAAGAAGGAAGTGACGACGATTCAATCGTGGAAACAACCGATCTGATGGCTCAGTACATGGCTGCCATTAAAAAGCAAAATAAATCCTAAGGGAGATTATCAGAAATGCATAACGTAATTTCATACGATAAGCTCGTCGAAAAGTGGGCACCGGTACTCGAGTCAGAAGCAGCCGGTTCTATTCAAGACGCGCACCGGAAAGCAGTTACTGCTGCTGTTCTGGAAAACCAGGAACTTGCCCTCAAAGAAGAAGGCATGTTGCAAGAAACAACTGTAACAGGTAACTCAGCTAACTGGAACCCAGTCCTGATCGCACTTGTACGTCGCGCAATGCCTAACCTCGTTGCTTACGACATCTGCGGCGTTCAGCCAATGACTGGTCCAACAGGTCTGATCTTCGCAATGAAGTCAACCTTCCAGAAAACAAAAGCTGGTGTATCAAACGGCGACGAAGCACTGTTCAACGAAGCCCCAGTCGGCTACTCAGGTGACTCATCAGCAACTGGTAACGGTTCGCTTGGTCCATCTGGTTTGGCTGGTACTTTGGATGGAGACAATGACTCAACAATCATTGACTCTGAATCAACACACGTACCGTTCATTGGTGACACATACACAGCTGCTGAAGCTGAAGTATTGGGTGGCTCAGGTCAAGAAGAACTGGCTCCAATGGGCTTCACCATCGAGAAAGCTACTGTGACAGCACGTTCACGTGCGTTACGCGCTAACTACACACTCGAACTCGCACAAGACCTGAAAGCAATCCACGGCTTGGATGCAGAAACTGAGTTGGCTAACATTCTGTCAACTGAGATCCTGTCTGAAATCAACCGTGAGGTTGTACGTACAGTCAACCGTCAAGCTAAAATCGGTTCACGTCAGTCAAGCAACCAAACACTTGGTATCTTCGACTTGGCAACAGACGCCGATGGCCGTTGGTCAGTTGAGAAGTACAAAGGTCTGATCATGCAGATCGAGCGTGAAGCTAACGTAATTGCTAAAGAAACACGTCGTGGTAAAGGTAACTTTATCCTGTGTTCTTCAGACGTTGCCGCTGCTCTTAACGCTGCTGGTATGCTTGACTACACACCTGCTCTCTCATCTAACCTCAACGTTGACGATACAGGCAACACATTTGCCGGTACAATGAACGGACGGATTCGTGTCTACATTGACCCGTATTCATCTCGTGACTACATCAACGTCGGTTATAAGGGCACAAACCCATACGACGCAGGTCTCTTCTATTGCCCATACGTTCCATTGACAATGGTCAAGGCCGTAGGTGAGGAAGACTTCCAGCCACGGATTGGATTCAAGACTCGTTACGGAATGGTATCAAACCCATTCGTTGGTGGAACACCATCTAACGGTCTGGCATCTGATCGCACAAACCAATACTATCGCATCTCAGCTGTCAATAACATCCTGTCATAATCGGGACAAAATTTAAAAAGACAGCCTTACGATGTATGGTTTTTAACTGGGTCCCTCTTCGGAGGGGCCCTTTCTTCTGAGTATAAATAGAACCATGGCGACATTAACATCAAATTTAAATTATCTACAACCAACTGGGTTTAAGCTGCTCATCGATCGGGAGAACTATCCTAACCTTGAGTTCTTTTGTCAATCGGCTCTACATCCAGACATGACGTTGACACCAGGTGAGCTACCGTTTCGTAAAGTAAGGAACATTCCCTTACCAGGTGGATCACTGGACTTTGGTGAGTTCTCAGCATCCATCATTCTAGATGAAGATATGAAAGCGTACCTAGAAATGCACGATTGGATGCGACGTACTATCGACGCACCACTCAAAGGACCTTTTGATCGTGACGATACGGACATACCATCAACTGCAGATATCACACTCATGATTCTAAACAGTCAAAATAATAAGACAAAGTCGATTCGGTATCTTCAAGCAATGCCAACCAACCTTGGTGGTATTCAGTTTGAAGCAACAGGCAGTGGCACAGAGTTTCTTACAACTACAGTCGGATTTAGATTTACGCATTTTGAACTTGTATAGATAAAACTATATGATGGAGTTATACTATGATTGACTTGAAAGACGTCCTCGCCGACTGGGCAGAGGATGGCAAAATTGGTTTTCAATTAGACGAAGATTCTCGTAACACACCTCTCTTACATGCAAAGTACTTAGAGAAACTAGCAAACGCAAAGTTATTACTAAAGCGTGCTGAGTTTAGCCAAAAGACTTTACTTAAACATAAGTGGGAGTGGTATAACGGTAAGATGGATCCTGATACACTTAAAGAACTTGGTTGGGATCCCGATCCTTTTAACGGATTAAAGATTATGAAAGGTGATATGAACTATTACTATGACAGCGATCCAGAGATTCAAAAGTCAGAAGAAAAGATTCAGTACTATAAAACATTAGTGGAAACTCTAACAGAGATTGTTGATACAATTAAATGGCGACATCAGACTATAGGAAATATGATTAAGTGGAAGCTATTCGAGTCAGGAAACTAAGTCACGCTAATCTTCATGTACAGTGTGACTGGGGTCAGGCTGAAGAGATCAAAGAGTTCTTTTCGTTCTATGTTCCAGGCTATAAGTTTATGCCTGCTTATAGACGTAGGATATGGGACGGAAAGATTCGGCTGTTTGATTCTCAACGAGGAGAACTACCGGCTGGGTTAATACATCATTTAGTTAAGTTTATTGAGTCACGTGGTTATAACTACGAGTTACTTGACGAAGGTAAGTACGGCCACCCGATGCATGGGGAAAGGCCTGATCCAAAACAAGTAGCACAGTTCATTAAGAGTATAAACCTTCCGTTTGAACCACGGGACTATCAGTTTATCGCTGTAATGGAAGCCCTGCACAGAACTCGTGGTATCTTATTATCACCAACCGGATCGGGTAAGTCGCTTATCATTTATATCTTAGCCAAGTATTGGTTACACTTACTTACTCATGGAGTTCGGTATCCTCATGCTGGTAGAGTACTCGTAATCGTTCCGACTACTTCGCTCGTTGAGCAGATGTATAACGACTTTATTCAATACGGATGCGGACCTGACGCCATTCATAGAATATACTCAGGTAAGGATAAGAACTTTGAGAGTGCCATATGTATTAGTACTTGGCAGTCGATCTATAAACTACCAAAAGACTGGTACGATCAGTTTGGCATGGTAATCGGTGACGAGTGTCATGGATTTAAATCAAAATCACTTATGAACATTATGAACAAGGCAACGGAGGCTAAGTATCGATATGGCACGACTGGGACTTTGGATGGAACTCAAACTCATGAGTTGGTGCTTCAAGGACTTTTTGGAAAAACGTTTAAGGTTACTACTACCAAGAACCTCCAAGACAAGGGAACACTTGCAGACTTACGGATCACCCGACTTATTCTTGATCATCAAGAAGAACACAGACGGGAGTGTGAGCAGAAGTCATATCAGGATGAAATAGAGTTTATCGTAACTCTTGAGAAAAGAAACAGATTAATTCAGAACCTTGCCCTTGATCTCAAAGGTAACACCTTGGTTCTATACAACTTTGTAGAGAAACATGGTAAACCACTGTTTGAAATGATACGTGATAAAGCGGCAGAAGGACGCCGAGTATTTTTTGTATCAGGTGGAGTGGCAACCTCAGACCGCGAAGCAATTCGTGGCATAGTGGAGAAACAGAAAAATGCTATCATCGTCGCTAGTTTGGGCACTTTCAGTACTGGGATTAACATCCGTAATTTGCATAATATCATCTTCGCGTCTCCTTCGAAATCGCAAATCAGAGTTCTTCAGTCAATTGGACGAGGACTAAGAAAATCTGATAACGGTGAGCCTACAGCACTTTATGACCTTATAGATAATATTAGTACAGAAAATAAAAAGAACTTCGCATGGCTTCATGGTCAAGAAAGACTAAGAATCTATAAAAAGGAACAATTTAAATATAGTACTCATAAGGTAGACCTATGACACAGCATAGCTTCAAACAAATGAAACTCACGAGCGGCGACGAGATCGTAGCTGATGTAGTTGAGAGAGACGACGACTCAGTTATTATCCGTGCGGCGATGCGGATCGTGGAGGTAGAACACTTAGAGGAAGGTTATAGTTATTTTGCCTTTCGACCGTTTGTGGCTTTTAACGATAGCATAGAGAACTTATCTGTGCTGACAGCCGTACACATAATCAACGAGACGATCCCATCAGATAACTTACTTACTCACTACGCTAGTTCTGTTAGAAAGATGAATAAGTTCCTTCGTGGTGGTAAGACTCTCGAAGAGTTTGAGTGCATGGACGATGAAGAAGTTGAAGAATATATACAAAAGTTTGTTGAAGAAGAACTCAAGGACAGTAAGAAACAAGAAAAAGAACTTGGACCAAATGTTGTAGTTTTTAAACCAAAGGATACGATACACTAATGCCATACTTAAATCACAACATACCACCTTTCAGTGCTTATATACGAGACGAGTACTTATATAACCATACCAAGGGAGAGGGTGACTTTTCTTTCTGTGATGTACATACCGTTAACTGTATGGAACGTAGAACAATACTATTTGAGTGTTTGTTCACAAACGGAGTAAATTGGACACGAAGACCAATACACGCTTTCTGTTGGAAAAAAGATGCACCACGATATCCACTTAACATACATACATATTGGGACTGCTTTAGTTCTTACGTTAATGTGTGCAAAAGAAACCGACTCGCGAATATGCGTGCAGAACTAGTTGACTGGCACGGAGAAAAGCGAAAAGGTACTTATATGTTTACGATTGACTTCGGATGGGAAGACAAGGCAGCAATGCTTGATACAAACTTTAGCGAAGATCCTGAACATAAGTGTGCTCATATGTTTAGAATGGATGACGGTAACTTTTTTGCGTATCCTAACAACAGAATAATTTGGTATGACGACGCGTTTATGGAAGAACGACTAACCGGTAATCCAGGTTATCTGATTGACCAAAATTTTTATACAGTCGAGAATACACGAGAAGATAGTATGACCGACGATAGTTACTTTACACAATGGGAACGGACTGAACCAGAACAGTTCAACGTGGATGATCAGAAGCCAATAGGCGCAGTATCAAAGAAAAATAAAGATGAAGTTATTCTATGATCATATCTATGGTAATACCACCAAGTATGATATTATTTATGGACTAGCGTTAGCGGAGGTAGAACCGCATGAACAAGATGAAGCACTTGAGATGGGATGGACTCCCATGGACGCTTTCTTCTATTTAACAGACAAACAGCTTTGGATACAGGCCAGAACTACTCGTTATGATCTAAGTAAATTTAGTGTTAAGAGAAAACATAGACGCTATATGAAAAGCGGAGTGGAAGGTAAACTGTTTCACGACAAGAATCCTTACTCAAAAGAATGTGCCGATATATTTGAAGAGTACTGCGCGTATAGAAACTTTGATCCCCACTACAACGCAGGTTTGGTTGATAAAGAATACGGTGATAAAGACTATTTTGTGTATTGGCATGAGGGTAAGGTGGTTGCTTATACACAACTAACAAGATATAGATATAGTGTGGTGGCTGGTGAGTTCGCGTGGAACTATAAGACGCCGGAGTTAGGGTTAGGAGTCTTTGCTCAAAACTTTGAGCTTGATGAGTACAAGAGGATGGATTTTAAGTATTATTACTCATCGTACGCTTATGAAAAAACATGTGAGTACAAATCTTACTACAATGGTTTTGAGTGGTGGACCGGCAGAGAATGGTCGGATGACAAGCTCAAGTTTAGAAATTTAGTTAACGAAGATAGCAAGGTAGAAACTTTGGACGATTTATATCACCGTCACCAAAAATACTATTCCCTGGCTCCTTAAAGGAATTTATATTATTATATCACAGTTTTCACAAATGTAAATAGTTATCTTTCATTATGACAAAAAGATTTAACCATATACATTACCTCTTCAATATTGTATAATAATAGCATAATCAAGGAGGATGTAATGCGCCAGAAAAGAGCAAGCATACATTATGTAAATAACGCAGACTTCTCCCAAGCAGTAGTCGATTATGTCACCACTGTTGATCAAGCCAAGAAAGACAAGATCGAAATTCCAAAAGTACCAGATTACGTGGCTCAATGCTTTTTACGCATAGCCGAGGGTTTGTCTCACAAAGCCAACTTTATTCGTTACACATATCGCGAAGAAATGGTCATGGATGCTGTAGAGAACTGTCTTAAAGCAATTAACAACTACGACATAGAAGCAGCGACGCGAACAGGTAAACCAAACGCGTTTGCATACTTTACGCAGATTACATGGTACGCGTTTCTTCGACGTATCGCAAAGGAAAAGAAACAACAAGAAATTAAAATGAAATATATTGCCAACTCCGGTATTGAGGACTTTATGGTTAACGACCATGGTGACGATACATCAGGATTGGTTGCTGAAGCATTTGTTGATACTTTAAAAACAAGAATCGATAAAGTTCGTTATGTAGATAGTGAGGTAAAAGAATATGCCAAAGTCGAAAAGAAGCGTAAGAAACGTGCTGTCTCGGCTGACTCGGACCTGTCTGAATTTCTTTAGAGAACACGACAGTATTGAAATTGTGTTGGTCTATGTACCTACATTTGGTACAGGGGCTGTCATCTTATATTATCTTGTCCAAGGAATACTTAAAGCAATATGAAGATAGCAATACTTAATGACACACATACAGGTATTCGCAACTCGTCTCAGATCTTTTTAGAAAACGCTGCAACATTTTATTCCGATGTGTTCTTTCCTGAGTGTGAGAAACATGGAATTACGCAGATTCTTCATCTGGGTGATTACTACGATAACCGTAAAGTTGTCAACATAAAAGCACTTAATCACAATCGTAAGCACTTCTTAAATCAGATGCGCAGCCGTGGAATGACTATGGATATTATTCCTGGGAACCACGATACGTACTTTAAGAACACTAACGATATGAACAGTTTAAAAGAACTGCTCGGCCACTTTATGAATGAAGTCAACATTCTTATGGAACCAACTGTAATGGAGTACGGTTCACTAAAGATGGCATGCCTACCATGGATCTGTGCAGATAACTACGATAAGTCTATGGAGTTCGTCGCGAACTGTAAAGCAGACTGGTTAGCTGGACATTTGGAACTGAATGGTTTTGAAATGATGCGTGGCGTAAAGAACACTCACGGTATGTCAGCCGACTTGTTTAAACGTTTTGAGACCGTCATCACTGGCCACTTCCACGTTGGCTCACGTCAAGATAACATTTGGTATCTTGGTAGTCAAATGGAGTTCTTCTGGTCTGA